CCGACAGGCTTGCCGTGTTCTTGGTCCGACTCTGTAATCAAATGACCGATACCCGTTGTGGGTAGGCCGAGATGATCCAAATAAATTTCGTACTTGCAGCCTTCGTCCTCTGCGATTTCCTCGCGCAATCTATCTTTGTTCATAGCTAACCTCGTTACATACACAGGTCTTCATACTTAGTAGTATGGACTCTGTGCCGGCTCATATCGCCTGTGTGTTTGTAAAACAATAAACTCTTCAGCCAGTTTAACATACTATGGATTCCTCTGGCTTATAACCATCGCTTTTAATGCGTCAACTGGGTTGGATGAATATACCGCTGGGTTACTTCTAATATTAGAGGGAGTTGGAGCAGCAGGGGCTGTCTGTTGCGCTCCAACTCCCAGCCCCACAGTGGGAGCGACCACCGCTGCGGGAGGTTGTTGCGTGGGGGATACGGAGGAAACATCCACGGTTGGAGCTTCACGCTCCTCTCTCTGTTGGACTGGTTCTCCTAACTTGCGGCCACGAAACTCTTTTCTAATAGCACGAAGCTCGGACATAGGAAGTCTATTTCCATTTCTGCGAACTTCTTTTTTAACTTCAGAGCTAACGTCCATAGGAACAAACGTACCTCGCATAAGCTCGTTTACGTTTCCAATCTTGTACTTTTTTAAAGACTTGCGTATCTGTGACTTTTTCATGCCAAGACGTTCCATGTCTAAAACAGTTTGATACATTTCGTTTTGTACGCGGTACAGGGCTTCATTGGCATCTCTAAAAGTTGATGCCGCCTCTGCTTCTGTTAGATCACTTTTGGTGCGAACAGAGGTATTAAATATTTGCCTAGCGCTACGAATATTTCCATTATATTCATATGAAGAATACATAACAATGTTGTCAGGCTTTACTTCAATTTCAGTTACGCCGGTCAGCGCCCTAAGTAGCTCTGAGCCTGCCTGTCTTTCGTTACCCGCCGCGTCTGTGCCTAGATTAATTGTGCCTCTTAAAAACCTACCAGCCTCAATACCTGGCATTTGTGTTTCTTTTTTCTGAGCCTTTAGGTTTACAGGAGAAGCACCTGGTACGAAAGAATCAAGAATATGCGTCAGGCTTTTAGCTATCTTAACACCAGGAGTATCCACCTCTCTATAGACTCTCGACCCTGTTTTTGTCCGTCCTCCACGAACAGTTGTGTCGAGTAATTTCTCCGCGATAATGGACTCGTCAGTGAACGGAGAAACAAACTCACTCAATGCTTGTCCCATTGCATTCATTACAACAGTGTCTGTGTCTTTTCCTATGTCCTTACCATCGTTAACAGCATTAAAAATACCCTGAATAGGACGCTGAAGGTAGTCGTATGGGTTTGTATAACTGTAGTCAACATAGCCAGTTATATTTCCATCCTTGTCAACACTGGTTGGAAGAAGCCTGCCGTTACGAGACCACGGCGGGGCGCTTCTGCGAACCGCATCAATTTGCTCTTGGGCTACACCAGTAAGAGTCATAGCTAAACTCTGCACGGCAGCAGGAGCAATAACCGTTGTCGCAGTAAGACCAGTGAGACGACGCATTCCAATTTCACGAAGCTGTGGAGATTCGCTGGCTAGTTCATCAAGAGACTGTTTTAAGGTATTGGCGCTGGTTCTAAGAATTTCAGCCGGGAATGCAATAAAGTTACCAAGGGGCAGCTTACGAAGACCCTTTACAAATTGTGGCACTCTCTCGTAGTTGGGCACGGTGTTTTTTACAATATCCGCAGCATATTCGTCTAAGTCTTTACCTATAGCTCTTTCTGCAACTTCTTTTGACCCAAACTTAGAAAGCAACTTACCTTTCTCAAACTCAAAGTTGTATATCTTCCACACGTCATCACCGCCCTGATAGGCTTCTCGTGCTTTTCCTCCAACGGCTTTGAGTATTTTACCAGGCTTTGACCGAGTAAACATGTTACCTACATTACCAACCCTTACACCGGCAACAACCTCATCCGCATCTCTGGTAATGCCAAACCCTTCTCTAACTAGACGATCAATCTCTCTGAGCTGTGCTTGATTCCCAACAACACCGAGTCTTTGAAGCTTGGTATAATAATCTAATTTATCTGGTCTTTTTGCTATGTTCCCCATAACAGTGGACAAGGACTCCATAAGATTAGCGCCTCGTCCTACGTTGCCTTGCGCTAAAGCAAAAGCAGCCGCAGAAGTTACGTTTCTTATCTGCGTAATAGGAGACAGCACCGTTTTAGAAAACTGAGTTGCACCCTTTGCTTTCAAAAAACCAGAATAAGTGGCTCGAGCTACGTTGCCCATAGTCCCGAGATCACCAGTCACAACTCTTGTCAAATCCTTGAACATGTTACGAGACACTGCAAAGTCTTGCGCCGCACCCCAATAGTCTTCGGATAACACTTCGTACCCACGGCGAGCTTCCGCAGGCAAGTTGTTGTAGGCTTCCTTCGTAAGCACCTGACCTTGGTCAGAGGCGCTTCTTGCAATGTACCCAAGAAAATCGTCAGTAGCGTTAAACTCTGCAAGATCTGCTACCGTAGATATAAAAGCTTCTTGAGGATCTTTTACTTCTCCCAAGAGCCTTCGGATAGTTTGATTATTAACCGCACGAGCCTTGAACATATCGGTCTTCATCTTGTCTATAGCTGTCCGACTAACTGCCTGTAGTGGGGCAAGATTTGTTTTGCGTTTAGCTGATATGTCTAAGAACTGTTCTGTTAGCGCTTTCGCTGCGGACTCGCTAACTCGCTCAGATTTACCAACTCCTGTAAACACATTCTCAGGAATTGGAGTATCTTCCCCATACAACCTTTGCCAAAAACTCCTGAAGGTGTCTGGGCTATCCTTAAAGAGTGTAATTGTGTCTTCTTTAGCTTTTAAATACTCGTCTGTTTCACGGTATCCACCGTCCTCAAACAATTTGTATTTACGACGCAAGTATGACCCAATGTTTGATTTTATCTCGCCGACTAACTCTTCAGATCCTTGACGGGATAAAAACTGAGAGTTAATGGCTTTGTCAGACAGATCATCAACTTGACCCCTCATCGCTCTTGCCTCAGCTTTAATAAACTCAGGAAGCATTTCCTCGCCTACCTCACCTGTCAGGTAAGAAAATAGGTTGTTGTTGAGGTCAGCACGAGTAAGAGGCGAGCCATCAAGCATTAGTGTTTCAACACCTTTATACGCCTCGTCTATGTTATTGGTAAGACTCTTTAAAGTTGTGGCTGCTTGTGTCGCTTCCGCCTCAACCTTTCCAGTTATGGCTGACCGCACTTCAAAGACATCCTGTGGAAGATTTCCACGAGAACGAAACACAGATAATACCTTGTCGTAATTGTCTGGACCCATTAAAGTTCCGGCAGCTTTGCCTGTCGAATCCGACAGGGCGGTGCCTGCCTGCAAGGTCGCCCTAGCTACAGGTGCTACTACAGGAGTCAGCGCCTTTGTACTTAGCCGCCCAGCAAGACCAAGCCCTTTTAGCACAGGCTCTATAAGGCCCGTAGCTCCCGCCGCCTCAAAGCCTAACTTTGCTTTGTTGCCCATGCGAGCTAATGCTGCTTCCCGACCTTCAAGCCCAATTAAATCTGTAGTCTGTGTGACACCCCCCTCAAAAAAGTCTCCAATTGTGGTCGTACCTTCTGTGGCAACAACCGCATCTGTAACCCCGGCAGCGCCCATCTGAGCAAGCGTTCTCACAAAAGTAGGGGCATTTGCCAGCAGTCCTATCTTAGAAATACCTGCCGCTGCAATGCCACCAGGAATTACAAATTGACCAACAACCTCGGCAATTTCTCCCGCAGCACCCTCTGGGTCAATACCTGCCGCTGCGCGGAAAGACTCAAAAGTATCTGTCACATTTTCTGCGTAGTTTGTGTCAAGGACTACATCAGCAGCCGAAGCTCCGAGTTCCAATATTCCTTGTGGAATACCAATCAAACCCGAAGCAAGACCCTCTGCAATTTCTTGCGTAGTTGACTCTTGCTCGGTCTCGGGTTGACGAATGGGTGCAGTTGCAGGTGCCTCCTCATTTGAGGGAGTCTGCGTTTCTTGCGGGGCGGACTTTTCTTGAGACGACAAGTAAGAAATTATCTTTTCTTTTGCCTCTTCTGTTGAGAGTCCCTCTGGCAAGTCATATGTGTTGCCTTGATACTCATACAAAGGCATGTCTCTACCTACTTAATTTGTGTAATATTTTGACTGGGGATAGCTTTTGCCATTTTAGTTGCTCCATCGACAAGGAGAGCAGGAGTCACTTCTAGGTTTAGATTATCCTCTATGTCTTCTACTATTCTTTCTACAAGAGCGGCATTACCTAAAATATCTTCCACCTGTCGAGTAATGGTACTGCCTTGTCTTGCACTAGCTGATTTCGCTGAATTTTTTGCCTCTAAATATGTTTCAACTTCCTCTGGCGTACCAAAGACAGACAGTAGACCCTGTATTTCTCTACTTGGAAGAGAGGCAATTCTTTCTGCGCTATCAATATTAAGCTGACCAAGAGCCTTTCTAGCGTCCATGTTCAGGCTAGCAATTTCTCTTTGTGTTTTATCAGATTGTTCTGAGATCCAACGCCTCGTATCATCATTCATGTTGGCAATATCAAGACGAGCTTCAATATCCTTATTAGTAAGCTTTGCTCTCTGCGCACGACTGAGGGCAGACTCACTAGCTTGAAAATCACGGGTTTTTTGTGCCGCTTCGGCAGCTTCTCTTGCTTTCTTATCTGATACTCTCTCTGCCCTTACATCCTGATATGCAGCTAAAGTAAGCGCACGATCTTCTTTGCTTTCTGCTGCAACCTCTTCACCCTTGGCTTCCCCATAACCTTTGAGTCCTTTGGCAGCGCCGATAGCGATGTTTGCTAAAGCATTTGGTGACTGTCCAGCAGCTATCATAAGACCTGTCATTATTAGGTTATAGTTAGCATCTGTGCGGATGTCTTTTGCTTTTTCACCAAGCAATGATTTTAACATCTCCTTACGGGCCTTCAAGTCCTCAACACCAAACAAGGCATCTGTGGCCTTTGCTTTGTTCTTGTCAGTGTCATCACTGTCCATGATGGTGCTAACCGCGCTCTGTAGCTCACCACCGACGAGAGCAGCCGCTTCTTCCTCGACAGGATCAGGGTCACGACCAAGAGTTGAAAGAGCGTCAACAGACTCAGGAGTCAAGATTGGCTGAGACTCCTCTGTTTCCGTTACTTTTGGTTCTACCTTTGGCAGTCCTTTTGGTGCTTGTTTCGGCATCACCGGAGGAGTTACTACAGACGCTAGTTTTTCCCCTTCTCCAGCTTCAACAGGGTCTGGGTCACGACCAAGAGTGGCGCGAGCATTTTCTACACCAAGTGGTATGCCACCAGCCAAAGCCTCGTCCCCTGGAACTACTTGTGTTGCTGGGTTAACAGACACGGGGGAGGTTTTAGGTGTAACCACACGACCAGGTCCAAGTGTCTCACCTGCCACAGTTAGGCCAGAAGACTCGTCTGGCATCCCCATCATGGTTTCCCCGTCTCTAGCTAAATCGCCGGTAAGAAAATCAGTAATGGCTCTGCGTATACCACCAAACATTGGAGTATCAACCGCTTTTTGCTGCATTGCAGCCTGCATTTCATCATCTGGCATAGTCACGCCGTCAGCGGTTGATGGCCCGGGCAAAGAAGGATCAACGTCTATAGAGGCTTCTCTTCTTGGAGAACTAGGTTTTTCGGCCTCTGACAATGCTCCAGCAAACGGCCCCGCAATAAGCCCTTCTCTGGATATGGCGTCTTGAGACTGTTTAATAATTCCAGACATAATATCGGAAAGCGACTGCTGCGCTACAGGATCAACTTCTTGTACGCGGGCTTTTACGGCTTTCGGCGCAGCCAATGCGTTCATTGCCATAGCAATCGCGGTCTTACCGTCTTGAGTTCGAGCAGCCTGACCGTAGTTTATAGGTTTAGCCAGCTCCTGAAGCGCGGCCCTATCCCCCATTGTAATAGCTTTTTGAACCGCAAGTGTGAAGTTTCCCGGAGCTTTAATATCTAGCGCCCCACCGTTAGCCATGCGCACAGGTTGCCTGCGTTGCGCTGCTGCCATCAGTTCAGGGGATGACGCCAAGATGCCAGCAGCTTGCCTGCTCGCCATTGGGTCACGAAACATTTTGCGGTTCATAGGATTCATATCAGCCCCCGAATAACTTAGCTAA